TCCTGCTCCACCTAAAGCTGAACCTGCTAATCCAAATAATAATGGGAGAACCATATAGTTATTCCTTATTCCATAACCCAATTAAATCTGTATAATATATTGTTTACCTATATACATCAAATAAAAATTTATAAAAGGAAATCATCATGAAGCAAACAAAGAAAGAAGAGATAATCGGCAAGGCAAAAGATATCGTAGGCAAGCGTGGTAACAGCTATGGTACGCCCTATGAAAACTTTAGCCGTATAGCAAAACTATGGTCATGCCATCTCGAAAAAGACATATCTGTGTATGATGTGGGTGTCTTGTTTATGTTAGCTAAAATAGCTAGATCAAAGGAAGATATGCACCACGAAGATACTTGGGTTGATATCGCAGGTTACGCAGGAGCTACAGCAGAGGCTATAGACGATTCTACCACTTAACCTTGTCAGCCCAATAGGCTGCTGACATCTTACCCTTGGCTATGTTTTTGCCGTGTCTAGCCTTGAAACTCTTACGTTTCATCTTCATGCGTCTTGATTCGCCTGCCTTTGGCTTGCCTGCTGTACCACTAACTGAACCTACTTTCTTGCCTTGCTGACCAAAACGTATGGTTTTAATCTTGTCTCCATCTTTAGCCACAACAATATGTGACTTCTTTGGATGACTAGGTGTTCTCTTAGGCTTGTTAAATCCTGTTACACCTGCTCTGGCTAATCGTGGGTCTTTCTTAGTCGTCATCTTCCTCTATCATCTCCAAGGCTTTTTCAGTGGTTTCTTTATTACGTCTTGTCCATCCTTTACCAAATGTATCAAATGTTTTTAAAGATTCATAGAAGTCTTGTCGTATCTTGCCAAACTCCTCTACAACATACTGTGTGTTCTGTGTGCCTATCAATGCCAGTGTCTTCGGACCTATAGCTCCATCTTGGGTTGCACCACATATCTTTTGTATGGCTTTGGCTGATCTACCAGTGCCACTATTCACAGCCCAATCAAAAACTGCCCAGTCTACACCTGATTCTAAGTCATCACATTTACAGCGATCCCAGTATTCTTTTTTGTATATCGGAGCAACATCTTCAACCGTTAGGTCTTTCATGTCTTTTGTCCCACCCCATTTCTCATATACTCTCTTGGTAACTCCTAAATTAGTTTCACCACCAGGGTCTTTAGGATGGTTTACATAGCCTCCTTCGTGATGTAGTAGCATTTTAAGGCATTCATCAAAATTATCTTTCATCGTCTTCCTCCTTTACATTTGATTTCTTGCGAACAAAATCTATCCATTCCTTGTGCATATCATAAAAGTATTGACAGTATTTACAACGTAAACTTCCATCTACGTTCTCCATGTCATGACCACAAATTTCACAGCTAATTGACGAGTTCTGATTCATTCAGTTCTTTGAAGAACTCTTTATCTTTGGGAAGAAATACTTCCACATAGCAGTCACAGCTTGGACAAGAAAGATTTGTAACCATTGTAAAATCATCACTATCCTCAACATCGTGATCACCACCCCATATTAAATCAGTATCGCAGTGCCAACATTTCACTTTGTTAATCCTTTCTGCTTTTCATATGTACGGAGTCCACCAATCCCTAACATTCCACCTAAAACCGTAAGCAACGTACTCATGTCAAACTCTGGTAAATCTGGTACATCTACACCTGCAAAGGCACATACAAAGATAATTATGTCTTTTAGGAGAAAATGATATAGGAAGGCAATCGCACAGACCCAACCCACTGCTGGTCGCCAACCACCCTTAAACAATGAACCTGACTGTGCTTCAGCCTTGTTAACTTCTATCTGGGCAAGACTTAATTCCTGAGCGTGTTTCTGGCTCATAGTGGCTATCTCGTGGGCGAGAGATGCCTTTTGATCCTTGTCCTCAATAAATTTATCTAGCAACCCTGTGACAGGTGCTATTAGACTTTGTATAACCATTATCTATATTTCCTTGTTTTCTTAGCTATCTTCTTAGGCTGTTTGACAAACTGCTTTCCTGCCTTTGTGCCTTTACGTTTAGCTTTTGTTGTGGATGCGTATTCCTGTGGAGACAGTGCCTTTATAGCTTTCTCAGGTAAATAGCGTTCACCTGTCTTAGCACTAGGCTTACCACTCTTTGTACGCCATTTTTGTTTAGACCAGTTCTTAAGACTTTTTTGTGACTTTTTTAGTGGCATCTTTTCTAGGTCTTCCTCGTTTTGGTTTTGTTTTTGGCTCTAATGTCTTCTTTGGCTTTTTTTGCGATTTGGGCTTGCTTGGGCTTACCTGCAACTTTGGCTCTTTGTTCGAGGACGGTGAGGATTTGGATTTTCCTAGCAAACGGCTTATTAATACGCTTAACCTTACGAGCAGTTGCTTCGGCATCTGCCACAGTGGCAAATTTAATAGAGACTGTATCTTTGGGGTTTTCATCGGTATATAACCTCCTTCCAGAACCTTTCGGTTTCTTTCCTGTTCCTGTTTTAGGGTCTTTTCTTTTTACCATAATCCTTAAACTTTTTATTTTTAACTAAAGTGCCTAAAGATTTAGCTTGTTTGGCGTGTAACTTAGAGGCTTTTTTAAGACCTTTAATTACTTTCTTAACTCTTTTAACGTGCATTTTATTTGTAACCTCCACCTTTCTTTTTATACTCAGATGCTAGTAACTGTGCTTTTCGTGCTGACCACTGACCTGGTTTACCACCCTTAGAACCTGCCTTGATCTTATTAAATAAGTTCTTTCTCATGGTAGGCTTGGTATAGTTTCCTGCCTCATTAACACGAGACTTTGTTTTACCACCTTTCTTGAGCTTTATGGTTGACAAAGCTTTAGCCTGACCTGCGTGTGTTTTAGAGGCTTTCTTTAAACCTTCTATCACCTTCTTCACTGTTCTTTTTGTTTTAGGTGTTGCGTGTGGCATTACTTTTCTCCTTTGTCTGCTCTTCTGGCAAGCTGATTAAACCCTATGAAACTGCCGATCACGCCCATATTCGATAAGACCCATATTTCAGCTATTCCTGAGAGATGATCAATTCTATCAATAGGAACAAGTGGTGTCATTAATACAACAATAAACGCTGTTACAGTCAGTGCCGAAAACCAAACCAGATACCTTTGTTGATCCTCTTTTTTATCTCTGTTCTCCAAAAGAACCATACGCTCTCGCATAGCCATCTCTTGATCTGTGACTACACCATCACCGTCTGCGTCAGCTTTCTCCCAGATAGAGCCTTTTTCTAGTTTCTTTTGTTTCATGTCTGTCTACCAAAAAACTGTGTCTGTTCCTTGTTGTCTTTATCAAAATAATACCAACAACAATTATCTTTACCAGTGTTTTTACTTCCTTTAATCCACTCCACTCTACCAACACTTACAATCTTTTTCAACATATCACGGTAATGTGTGCTTTGTTTCGTGTGCATCCAGTCGGCATCAAACAGTAACCATGTAGGTTTTATTGAGGTGCAATGATATATTACCCTGTGTAGTATCTCACGGCTCCACGGTGGATTTGTTATGATTACGTCTGACGTTTCTATGTCTTTGGGAAGAAGATTAAACACATTCTTTTCGTGTATACCATCATCCTTTGGCTCTATGTCACAGGCATAGTTGCACCTAATATAGTCAATATCAAACAGGTTATTTGTAAGGTATTCTATATGGCGTATCAGGGAGCCATCACCTGCACAGGGTTCAGCAAATGTCTTGATGTGACCAAGTATATGAGGAATAAGAGGATGCACAGCCTCTAATGGAGTTGGATAATAGTCTTTCTCTACACGTTCAAAGTTACTTCTTTTGCCCATTTTATGGTAAAGTTACGGTTACCGACCCTAGTCCTGTCGTTCCCAAACTGCCTCTTGGATGTGGTCTATCTACTCTACTTATTTTCACAAAACCATCGTGGTCAAATAATGATCCCACTTCTAGGTTATCGTCATGTGCCTGTAGATTAGTTAATACTAGACCTGTGTTTCTACCCTCTCCCCCTGCGTTTTGCTGTTCTGTATATATCGCAAAGGCTCTTACGATCTGTGTTATGTAGTTTGCATCATACTCATTTGGAGCCGATGGAAAGAACGGTATGGGTACTTTCGTAGACATTATCGCCCACCATCCTGCCTCAGATCAACTCTAGTTGTTCCTAAACGCCATGACACTCCTGTTGCTGTACTTTCTAGCCTAAGAGCGAAAGAACGCCCTCTGAGGCGTATATCAGCCTTCTCAGTGAATAACTCTATCGGTGTGCTTGCTGACTGCGTTACTGCACTTGTATCCGTCTGATTGTATGTTGCGCCAGGAAATCTTCTTGCCTTTAAGGTCAAGTTTACCTGTGGTGTTTCGTTTGTACTCTCTCTAAAGGTTATGTCTGGTATAACTCTGCTTGCAAAGAAGAACTTATCTCCATCTCCTATTGTAACCTGACTTGATTCTATAAACGATGTAATGCCTGATGCAGGTGACTGCGATCCATCGTCTAAGCCAAACTCTTGATAGTATAGATAGTTATCTGTTGAGGCAGCTATTGGGTATAAGAACACACCTCTGTCTACCCAAGCTGTCCTTGATAACGTGCCATAGTACCAAATGTTTTGCTCGTAGTTGTATACTACATACTTGTCGTTAGCTGTAGCACTAGAAGAGGGGTAAAACCACCATACCTCAGAGTATGCACTATTCTGACCTGCTATAATTTTTGTATCTTGATCTCTATTTAAGTCGCTAAACACAAAGTCTTGCACAGGGCATACGAGCTTTTGTGTTCGACCATTGTACACATAGAACTCTCTATATCCCATCCAGTATACAGATTCCTCTACAGCCACGGCTGCATTCTCAGATATTATTGTAGTGTTTCTA